GTGACGTTGGCGGGGATTTGGCCCCGCTCCAATGCGATGTACTTGGCCATGGCTTAAGCAACCGTGTAGCCAGACTTGTATTGCTGCTTCGTCTGGATGTCCTTGACCAGGAACGCCGAGAACTGACCGGCAGTCAGCGGGCCCGTACCGACCGTGTAGCGCACGCCCAGGAAGCGCTTGTAGTCGCCCGAAGGCAGCTTGACCTTGATCAGCTCTTTGCCTGCCGTCAGGTCAGCGAGAGCATAGGTCGCCGACGTGAAATGCACAGTGGGCGAAGTCAGGCCGGCTGCCGCGCTGGATTCCAGCGTGATTGCCACCGTGGCCGCGCCGGCGGCGGTTGCGGCTTGGTCGACCTGGACGACCAGATAGACGTCCTCGCCGGTGCCGATGTCGACCGTGGCGTTCTTGTTGGCGGGGTTGTGGTCAATGACGTTCGTCGAGATGGCGGTCGCGGTAACCGCTTGGCCGTCAGAGAATTCGTTGGTCTTGTCGAGAATCATGGATATCTCCAGTTTCTTGGGGATGAGGCCGCCCGAAGGCGGCGCCGTTCCTTAGCTGACAACCGCCTCGGTGTTCAGCAGTTGATCGACCAGGCGGATGGGGATGCCTAGGAAATTGGTTTCGAACTGGCCTGCGGCCTCGCGGATCGACAAGGCAGCGCTGGACTTGTTCAAGGCCATCTTTTCCAGCGCCGACTTGATCGTGCGGTTCACGTAGAACCGCGGCTGCACGCCGCCGCCGGTCAACATGGGCAGGCGGTTCTTGGCATCGATCATCAGCTCGATCAGCTTCTGGTTCGCCATCGTGCCGGTGCCGGACGACGCGTCAGACACATCGATGTTGCAGATGCGGGACACATAGCGCCAGTCCTTCACGACCAGGCCGCAGTCCCACTCGAACAGGTCGCCGTAGGCGCGATAGCGATCGTTGTTGGCGTCGAACGCGTCCAGCTCGCCCAGATCCTGGTGCGTGAGGCCCGCCTTGGAGTTTTTCGGATAGATGCCGAAAACCTTGTTCTTGCCCCAGCCGACGAGATAGATGGAGGTGTTGTCGCTACCACTGCCGCCGGCGCTGATGATGTTCTGCGAGACGTTGCTGCCGCTGATTGCGGAATAGCGCGGCTGCAGGCCGTAGAACTGCTCGGGATTGATGGACGTGTCGCCGTACAGGAACGCCGTGGCGAAGTCCTGGCCCATCTTCTCGATGAAGGCGTTGGCCTCGTCCAAGCGGAACGCGCCGGGATCGTTGGCCATGCGCACGGCCTTGACATCGGGTTCGCTACGCGCGGTCAGCATGCCGCAAGCGTCATCCACTTGCGCAGTCGTGGACTTGGACACCGGGGTGCCGCCGTACAGCTTGCGCCACGTCGTGGACGGGTAGCCGGTCCGGATCGTAGTGCGGTTGCCGGTGGGCAGGTTGCCCTCGACCCAGGGGATGTCCTGGACGATTTCGTTGGTCTGCGCCAGCAGTTCGGCCACATCGGCGGTGTCGCCATTGGGGTCGAGCCGCTTGGCGACGTCGATGATGCTGAGCGATTCGTTACCGATGGTGGGCATCGATATCTCCTGGGTGGTTAAGAGGTCTTCATGCTCGGGAACATCCGAGCGGCTCGTGCGGCGTCAGAGTTGGCCGGGGGGTTTGCGCCGCGATCGCCGCCCGCCGGTATCAGGGTTCCCTCGCCGAGATGCTTGCCGATGCGGTGGAAGAACCGCAGGGTTTCGCCATCGCCGAGGGACTTGGAAATCTTTTCAAGCGTCTGCTCATCCGCACCAAAAGTCCGTACCGCGCGGCGCGCCAGTTCGGTGTTGGCGTCGTATTCGCCGCCCCACTCCTTCTTCAGGGCCTGAACGTCACGCTCGCCTTGCTGCTGGCGTTCGGTATCTGCTGCCTGCTGGGCGTCCGCCTGGTACTGGTTCCACTTCGTAGCGAGGGCCTGGGCCTGCGCCACCGGAATTCCGGCCTCGTGCATCCACTTGGCCGCCTCGCCCGCGAACGCCCCGTCCTGGCCTTCCGGCACTGGCAGCTTGTATGCGTCCGCCGACTCCGGCTTTGCCGTCAGGCCTTCCAGGTCATGCAGCGCCTTTACGGCCTCGCCCGCATCCTTGAAACCCTTGCCTTCGATGAACGCTTTCAAACCAGCGTCTTGGATACTTTCGTGCCAGGCGGGCGCAGTAGCCTGCGATTCTGCGGGGGGAGTGGGCGCAGCGGCCGCGGCAGGATCCGACGGAGTTGCCGCAGCTGCACCGCCAGCAGGAGGGGTGTCGCCGGCGACCTGCTCGCGCAGCAGCCGGGCAAAGAGTTGGCGTTTATTCAGGACGTGCATGTTCTCGCTCCATCAACTGGAAAATGTCTTGCTCACTGAGGTTGAGGTAATAGGAGAGGCGGTTGAACACCTCCCGACGCCCTTCGGCCTGCATGGAGGCGTGGGTGTCTACGGTGCGCGTGATCGGCGAGACGACTGTGATGGACTCACGGACCCGGCAGAACTTGGCCAGGTCGGCCATGACGCGCTGCCCGGCTTCGGTCAATTGCCCCTTGTCGTCCAAGAAGGCGCGGCGGTAGGCCACGCGGCGGCCGAACATCATGCGGAATTTGAATGGGATGCTCATATACGGGCGTTCGAAGCGTTGACCGCGGCGGCGGTGAGATCCTTGGCGGCGCCGGCGGCGACAGGCGCGGCCTCAAGCAGCTGGGCGGCCTGCTGTTGTTGCATGGCGGCGGCGTCCTGCTCGGCCACTTCTTCCTCAGTGCGCATGTACTTCTGCGGCACGCTGAAGACGTCACCCAGACCCCGGACGATCGCCTCAGCATTCATGGCGCGGGCAGCATTCGGGTCAGCCTGGATGAACGGCGACGAGGCTTCAGCCCAGCGCAAGACGTTCGCGCCCTCTTCCGCTCGCATCGCCTGGTTCAATGGGCTGTCGTATTCGATCTCTACCGCGCCGCCAGCCTCCTGCAGTTCAGGCGGCATCTCTGGCAGCACACCGGCATGCGACAAGATATCGACCTCTCGGGTGATCAGCGCACCCAGCATTTCAGATTGAACGCGGCCCATAGTGGGCCCGAGCAACACGCCCTTTTCCTGGGCACGCTGCAAGACCTCGGTGGCCGTCATCTGGTGGTTGTCGACCAGGATCTGGAACAACGTGACGTAGAAGCCCAGGTTCACGGCCTCGCGCTTTTGGTTCGCATAGTCGATTCCCATGGGCACGTTGGCACCAAGGCCAAGGGGTTTGACCAGCTCGTTGCCGTTCATGCCCATATACCCAAAGTTCAGGGCACCTGCCCTCAGGTCGAACGCCTCCAGCGCGCCGTCGTCCGCCAAGATCAAGGGCGGGTCCACGGCCTTCTGGGCTCCCTTGATATTGGTTTTCTCCATGGCATTCAGCATGCGCACGTCCGGCAACGAGTCCATCGCGGGGGAATAGCCGTACGGAGAATCATCGGTCGCGTAGAAGCGGCCAATGGCGGCCGGGAAAGTTCTGTATCCGCTGTGCTGGACCACGTGGTTGCCGGCATCAAGGCACAGCCAGACCGATTGGATCGGCATATTTCGGCTGTCGACCCGGCTGTTGTCCCGCTCGGTGCGTGGCCGAATGGCGTGAAGGAACTGGTAGACGGCCTCCGGGCTGCGCTCCAGCGCCAACTGCATCGACGGGGTGAGCGCATCCCGACCAAACTTCTGGGCGGCCTGGCGCAGCGTCAAACGCCACTTGACGTGGCACTTATCGATCATGCCGAACGCATCCTCACTGAACCACGTGCGGCTCATACTGAGGGTGCGGTACCGGATGCCATCGCCCAGAACATCGTCGATCATGATGCCGCCGGCGCCAAAGGCCCCGTGGCTGATGTACGACTCGCCGATCTGGGCGGCGAAGTTGGCGCGCCAGCGATACCGGTGGGCGAAAAGGGTGTTGGTGACCTGTTCCAGGTACTGGCGGACCGGCGGGGAATCCTTCAGGTCCTCGATCGAAACCGTCAGCCGGTGCCACTTCTGCACACGCGGCGTGATCAGGGAATCCTCGGCAGCTGCAAAGTGCCGCAGGGCCAGCATAGGAGTGGCGTCGTAGATCTTCTCGGTCCGCTTCTGCCCGGGCGTGTTGTTGGCGGCCTCGCCAAACTTGCGATAGCGCGGCAAAACCTGCTCGATCACCTCATTCCACTGCCCGTGGAACGACTCGCGCGCCGCTTCCATGGCCGCTTGGTCGGCCATGATTTCCCGCACCAGCTCGACGTCCTGGTTTTCCATCAGGAACCCAGCAGGGTCTTCGTTGCCACCGAGCCGGGCGCGGCCGTGGTGTCGGACGTCAGGATGGTGCTGGCCGTGCCGCGACGGCGGCGCAGGCGTTCAGCTTCGGACTGGCCGGCGGCAGCCGCATCGGTCGCTGCTGGCGGCGCGGCGGGCGCGGGCGGGTCCGGGATCTTGGGTGTGCTGGGCTTGGACAGTAGGCTCGACATGGCGGCACCATTGATGGAATGCCGCCAGTCTGTCTACGCGCGCGCGCAGTGGACTGCGAAAATCAATCCATGATCGCCCGGCTTGGCCGAACGGATCCCTCGGGGCGCTTTCTGGTCACCATCGGCCGGTGCTCGCCGCCGCCGACCAGCAGGTACTGCGCTGCCTCGGCGACGTGCGAAAACATGTTCTTGACCGGCGCGTCAGCGAACCGCTCACCCGAGACGGCCAGGCGCCGGTAGCAGTAGCCACCGGCCAGCGCCTTCCGTAGGGTCTTGCAATCACTGTGCACGAGCAGCCCCGGCTCGCCGTCGATGATCCGCGTCAGCGCGCCATCCACTGCGCCGCAGCGCAACAGCGGATCGTTGGTCGGCGCTGGCACGGCGGGCAGGTTGGCAGCCTTCAGGATCTGGAACGGCGTGGTTTCGTCGCTCTGCGCGCGGTTGTCCCCTGACGGGTCGCCCCAGAAGCCGCCAATGTGGAAACCCTGGTACATCTGGGCCAGGTGCAGGTGGATCTCGTGGGCGAACTTCTCGGCGCCCATGTTGGTAGCCACCAGTTCCGACCGGATGCGCCAGCCGCCCATGGCGCGGCGCTGGGCAAACACCGCGGCGGGCGTCAGGCCAAAGTCCATGCCGATCATCAGCGGCAGGCGCGGATCCAGTTCGAAGTCCCGGCAGTGCATCGAGTCCTGATAGTCGGGGTGGATGGGCCTGCCGTCGACCACAAAGCCGTACTGGTTGCCCAGGTTGACCTTGATCCAGTCCTCTTTCTTGCCCTGCATGCCGCGCTCGTAGTACCCAGGTGGCAGGTTGGCCAGGTTCTCAGCCTTGGGGTTCACCTGCCACCGATCGCCCAGCTTCACCACACCGCCCGGCTGACGCAGGAACAGCCAGCCCTCGGGCTTCTCTTCCTCGGCCAGCTTGTAGTACCAGTGGTCGCTGTCGGGCGCGTTAGTGTCGCCAAAGAGGCCGAACCAGGTGGGCCGGACGTCCTTCGGGTAGCGCCCGACGCGCAAGTCCAACATGTCGACGATGGCCTTTACCAGTTCCTTGACCTCGTTCAGCCAGGCAAAGGTCAGCTGCAGGCCGCGCAGCTTGCGCTCGTGCTCCGGACGATCCAGGGCGATAAACACAAGTTCCGCCTCTACGCTCGTGCCGTCGTCCAGGTCGAATGACAGGTAATGCGTGGGCGGCTCCAGGCCACCGGCCACCCAGCGGCCCAGATCCCCGAACATTTCCAGCCAGTCCTTGGTCGTGGTGCTCATCAGGTCCGGATAGGTGTTCCGGATGGCAGCGCCGCGCGAGCGCCGCACGCCCTGCGCGTCCGGCTCCTGTTCGCACATGATGTCCATGGCCCGCCAGCAGCTGGCATTCGTCTTGCCGCTGCCCAGTGGCCCCATGATCATCGTCCGCGGTGCGCGGGAGGCGATGTACTCGGCCAGCACCGGCCCCTGGGCGGCATAGTCGTAGTGAATCTCGGGCTGCATCAGGCGCCGTCCTTGCGGCCGGTCAGGTCGCGGCGCACCACGCGCGGGCGCGTGATGGTCAGTTTGTCGTTCAGCATGCCCAGGTGGCGCATCGAAAGCGTGGCCGCACCGAGCTTGTCGGCCAGCTTGAGGACGAAATTCCCCGCCTTGTCCCATGACCATCCGACCACGCAGCGCCGCAGATGTTCAGGCAGCTTCTGGACATCCGCGGGGCTTCTGATGTCGTAGCTGCCAATCTCGCCGGCGTCGTAGAGCGTCATGGCGGAGACCTCATCGAGGACGTTGTCCTGGGAAATCCGGGTTCGCTCGGACCGCTGCGCCATGGATTCCGCGATAGCTGCCTGGATTTCAGGTTTCTTCAGGAGATCAAAGGCTTGCGATCCGGCGGTCCTCTTGCTGTAGCCGGCACGGATAGCCGCCTGGGTAGCCGACAGGTCAATGAGGTATTCGGCCACGAAACGGGCCTGCTTTGGGTTCAGTTTGGTCATTCTTCGAATCCCGGCAGGGAGAGGGTTTCCCCGGACGCAACGACGCGCCGCGGGCGTTTGTTCAGGAGGTGCAGCAGCGCAGGCACGGTGAGGCCGTATGCATGCGCCACCGCGGGCAGATGCTCGGTGGGCATATGGCTGGCTTGCCGGCTTCTCGGGCGGCGTTCAGAGACGCGCCGCATTTCCGCCGGACGGCGCGGAGCGGCTTCCCGATCTCGGCCGGTCCGCTCTTCCCAGAGGGTCAAGAGGATTTCCCCCCTCCAGTGCGCAGGCGACGCGCCGGCCAGGTACTGACGGACCATCGATTCGCCCACGGCTTGCCCCATGTTCCGGGCAATCTCATGCTGGCCCATGCCACAACGGCGCAGGTCCAGGATGATTTCGGGCCAATCGAAATCCGTCAGGCGCATAGGTCAGGTGCCGCTCAGGGTGATGAGCCGCCCTTGCGCGAGGCCCGCACGCTCCATAGCGAAGCGCATAGATGCGGGCATGACGAGCGCACGCGGCGCGGCCCGGGTGCCGGCCACGACGGTGACAGGCCCGGTATACGGCGGCAGAGGTTCGGTGGCCGGCGTAGCCTTCGCGCGCGGCTGGGGCTGGGCGGCCGCGATGGCTGCCGTCATCCACAGGTCGTATGCGGCCTTGGGCGTCTCGCCTGCGCGGGTCAGCAAGGCGTCACCGCAGTACCAAAGCCCGTACTCGCCCTTGCGCAGGCGCGGACGGACCGCGTCGGCCGCCTTCTTGCGGCGGGAGACGTTCGGGCGCTCCCCCGCATTTTCCTTGTGCCGGCGCACCAGCTGGGCGATGCGCGTGGCCGTCACGCCGTATTCGAGCGCCAAGGCTCCAGTGGTTTCGCCGTTCAGACGGCGCTGGACGATTTCCGCATTGCGGTCCTTCTGTTCGTGGGTGGTCATGCTTTGCGCTCCAGATCGACGGCCCAATGCAGGATCGCCAGGGCGTCGGCGTCGTTGTCGTCCACCGCGCTGAAGCCGCGCGCCTTCGCCTGCGCCTTCATCGCGTCCTTGTCGGCGTTGCCTTTGCCGGTCCAGTGCTTTTTGATCGTGCTCACGCCAACGGGCAACAGCGCCGTGCGGTGGCTGTCGGCCACCATCTGCACCAGGCACAAGAATGCGCCGTAGGCGTGCGCGGCGTCCGTGCCGACGTGGCGCTTCACGTCCTCGTAGGCGATGGCATGCACCTGGTGGCGCACGATGGTCTCGGCCAGGAACGACCGGGCGCGCAGCCAGCGCTGCCCCGGCGTCCAGGACTTGCGCGGCGTGAACACTTCGGTGCCGTGCACGATCCGGCCATCCCGGGCGCGGACCGCCCAGCCCAGCTTCGTGCCAAGATCCAGCGCCAGGATGGAGACGTTCACGCCCGGCTCCGGCACCACCGTAGATCCAGCATTGGTGCGGCGTGGCGGGGTGATCATGCTGCTTTCGGCACCACCCCGTCCCCAGGGGTCGGCGACATCCAGCGCGCGGCCGGCCAGAGTGCCCGCCAGCGGATCCAGCGCCACGTCGGCAGACCGGGCGGTCAAGTTCGGTGTAGTCATGCTTCGGCTTCCTCGGTTTGGTTTTGGTCCAGCCAGCTCGGGCCGGCGGGTTTGGGGGTGCCTATGTGCGCCTGGGGCTGGCGGCATTCGTCGCCCAGGACGCGGAGCATGTGGGCGCCCAGGTGGTAGGCGGTGAGCTTTTCGGCTTTGGCGGCGCTGGCCAGGATGTCGGCCCTACCCAGGGCTTCGATGCGGTCCAGCACCTTGCGGCTGACGCTGTCGCCCTTGGGGCGGTTGACCAGCCAGTACGCGGCGGTGAACAGGGCCTTGCGGTTCTGGGCGCGCGCGCTGATGTCGTCGAACTCCGAGCGCGGCGCGCCGAAGTGCAGGCGGCAGTGCCAGTCCTGCGCGCCCTGCGTGCTCATCGTGAGCGTGCCGGGCAGGCAGCAGCCGAAGGCAGCACAAAGGCCATAGGCCTGGGGTTCGTTGCCGCTGGCGGCGGCGCTGGCTTCGGCGTAGGAGTTCATGCGCTGGCTCCGTTCTGATGCTGGACGACCTTGGCCGCTGTCTGCGCTTTCAGGGAATCGAGGCGGTCACGTTCGGCCTGGCTGGCCTCTTCGGCGGCGCGGCGGCGCTTCTCGCTGGGCGACATGGCGCTGGCCACCAGCTTGCGAAGGCGCGCGATGTTCTCGGCTGCGACGTCGTCATCTGCCATGCCTGCGACCTGCGCGGGCGGCGGCAGCAGCGCGGCGACGTGCGGCGCAGGCAACTGGCCCTGCGTGACTGCCTGGTGCAGCGCATCCTCGCGCTGGGCGACGTCATGCCCAAGGGATGCCACCCAGCGAACTGGGCGCATTTCCTTGCGGGCCTTGGTGACGAGCCTGCCGTATGCCGCCTTGAACGCCATGCGGGCGCCGACCTCGTCGCCGTTGGCCAGCACCGGGCGGGCTGCGCTCAGGGCCTGGCTGATTTCGTCGGTCCACACCACGGTGACCGCTTCATCGTCGGCGCGCATGGCGATGGCCCAAGCTTCGTCCGCCTCGGGCCGGCCATCCCGCGCCGCCGCGCCTTCGATCTGCGCGACGATGTGCGCAGGCTGGATCATCGTCTTGTACTTGCCCTCGTCGGGGTCGATCAGGTGGGCCTGGATGGCCTTCTCAAGCAGGGCGAGCGGGTAACGGCGCACGGCTTGGAAGAACAGCGCCTTGGCGCGCACGCCGAGCGCAGGCAGTTGGCGCAGTTCGGCGACGTCGTCCAGCAGCTGGCAGAACCGTTCGAAATCGTCTTCAGACATCGATCGTCTCCTGCCGACTCCCACCGAACACCAGCCGTTTAGCCTCGGCATTGACCTGGGCCGCGTTTGCCGCCGGCCCTATTCCCGCTCCCAGTTGCCGACCATGCGCTGCTGCTTGGCCGACCCATTCGGCCTTGAAGCTCTGCCACCCGCGCTCCGTCACGGTGCGCAGCGCGGCGTTCAGCGATACCCCGGCCATCACGGCCTCTCGCTCGATCCCGGTCAGCGCGGTCAACGTGAATGGCGCCCGCTTCTTTGCGCGCAGCGCCAGGAAGTCGGCAGCCAGCTGCGGCTCCACGCCCCGGGCTTGCAGGTCGGTCGCCGTGATGGTCGACGTGCGCTTCGCTTTTTCCGGTTCAGCCTGGGGGGATATAGGGGGTTCTTTTATCTTTTCTTCTTCTCTTCTCTTCTCTTCTCTAGGCGTTACTTTTCCGTCACGCGTTACGTCACGCGTTACGTCACTTTCCTGCTTTTGGCGCTCGCGATAACGCTGCTGGCGCGCAGCAGATTTCGACTTAGGGGAGGCATCAGGATCAACGTTGTGATCTTCAAAAAAGCGAGGAAAAACAAGGCCTTCCTCAGTGCTGAGGACCCAGCCAACGGACTCCATTGCGGCGCCCAATCCGGGCAGGTCAGCGATGTCATCCAGAACAGACGTGGTGACGGCGCGACACACCAAGTCGTCGCCTTCGGCCTTGCCACGCAGGCGCATGACACCCCACACCGATACAAGCGCGCCGACCGTTACGTTACGCATAACGTTACGCGTTACGGTCATGTGACGCTGACAGTGCTGATTGACGTAACGCGCGAGTTCGCCGTCTTCGTTCATCAGCAGGTCAGCCATGACGCACACGCGCGGGTCGCGGTAAAGGTCGGTGCGCATCTTGATCCAGTCAGCAGCCATTACGCGGCCTCCTTTATCTTGTCGTCGTTCGCGGCCATCTTCTCGGCGCGCACGGGTTCCCACCGCGTGTAAGCCCAGTTCCAGGTGGCGCGCTTGATCTCGCGCGCAATCCCGCTCTGGTCGTAGAGCGCGTGGCAGAAGTGGCAGGCGGGAACGGTGAAACGGTCTTGAACCTTCAGGCCCATGCCCTTCCCTTCGTTTTGGTGGGCAGGCACGACGGTGGGGTCTTTGGGGTAGCAGCACTCGCCTTTGCACGCAGCCGTGTACTCCGGCGCATGGCCGGCGCGCTTCTTCGGCGCGCGGCGCTTGAATGGGGTGCGCTGCAGGCCGGCGGTGGCCTTGAGCGGGGTCTTGCGGGTCAGG